AGGTAATGATTGGTGCAGAAAGAATTACATATAGAACAAGAGATACAGGCAACAACACAATTAGTGGATTGCGTAGAGGAGTAGCTGGCACAAGTGCAATGGCTCACAGTACAGGCACTATTGCAAGTGATATTGGTCCCGGAGAACAATTGCCTAGTGCATATCAACAGAGCACCACGACAGACAAAACAAATGTTGGTGATGGTACAACCACTAGATTTACAACAAGCATAACAGTACCAACTGGTTTAGACAGTACAGAACTTGCGGAATCAATTACAGTAACAGTTGCAGGAGCAGTGTTAGTTCCAGAAACTGATTACACAGTAACAGGCGTAGATACAACATCTACAGAAATAACATTAACTGTTGCTCCAGATCCTAATGTAGAAGTTTGGTTTAGCCAGGTAACTGCAAAGGTAATGTACGCACAAGGTACTAATACTGCAAGTAATGGAATTGCACTGCAAGATCAGACCACTGCAGCAGTATTATTCCTTAAGAGTTAAAACCCAGGTTAAGTAGTAAGGTAAATACAGTATGGAACAAGAAACAAACAATGAGGCCATAGTGGATCAAGAAGACGAAAAACGTCCAAATGAAGCAGGACAACTTGCTATAAGCGGGCATATCAAAATCTTTGACCCTAACAGCGGCGAAGTTATTGTTGACAAAAGAAATGCCATTCACTATGAAAATATTAGTGAAGCATTGGCAAACAGTTTGGCCAACAAAACAGTTGGACAAATTTACAGTATGGCTTTTGGCAATGGCGGTAGTAGTGTTGACCCAACTGGTGTTATCACATACTTGCCACCTAACACAACAGGACAAAACGCTAACCTGTATAATCCAACCTACTCAAAGGTAGTAGATGATAACAGTGCAAGTAACACTGATGCTAGTAGTAATAATTTAACTGTCACACATACCACTGGTAAGGTGTATACAGATATACTAGTCAGTTGTTTGTTAGACTATGGTGAACCATCAGGGCAACAGGCCTTTGATAACTCAACAGATTTTAACGGCGACTACGTATTTGACGAACTAGGATTAAAGACTTGGAACGGAAGTGCAACAGACCTTAGATTGATAACACATGTTATCTTTCATCCTGTTCAAAAATCACTGAATAGACAAATACAAATTGACTACACAGTGCGAATACAAACATTAACTAATCTTAGTGCAACATAAATACACTTAGAAAACGGAGTAAAACAAGATGTCATATACCATTAACCTAACAGATGGTACAATATTTGCAGTAGTTGCGGATGGTACTATTAACACAGATTCGAGCCAAACGCTAGTCGGAAAAAACTACGCTGGATACGGTGAGTTCATAAATGAAAACTATGTACGGTTGCTAGAAAATGCATCCAATACATCAGCGCCAGGAGCACCTTTAACAGGACAACTTTGGTGGGATAAAACAAACAACGTAATGAAAGTTTACAATGGTACAGTTTTTAAAGTTATATCGGCAGCAACTGCATCAGCATCTCAGCCATCTTCAAATGTAACAGGTGATTTATGGTTTGACACTACAAACGATCAGTTAAAAGCATATAATGGAAGTTCATTTATAACCATTGGTCCTGCATCAACAAGCGGTGAAGGAACATCAGGTGCTATTGTTACAACAATCACAGATAGTGCACCAGGTAGTGATCATGTTATTGTACAGATGTATGTTAACAATGTTATTGTTTCAATATTTTCAAAAGATGCAACGTTTACTCCAGCAGCATCTATATCAGGATTTGCAACAATTGGTCCAGGTTTGAACATGAGTACAACAGTAGCAAACGCAGTATTCAACGGAACCGCAACAAACGCTGATACATTAGACACATTAAATTCGACATCTTTTATGAGATCTGATGCAGCCACAAGCAACAATACAAGTATTAGTATTACAAGTGATACTGGATTGTATGTTGGCGGAGACAGTGATGCAAGAATATTTGTTAGTGGAACAGATGTATACCATAACAATCAAACACAAGACGGTGATATAATTTTTCAAGTCAACGATGGTGGTGTTACAACAACTGCTCTAACACTTGACGGTGCAACTGCTGACGCAGCCATTGCTAAAACACTTACAATTAATTCAGGCGACGCGGCCACTGCTTTATTAAATGGTGGTACAGCCGGCGTTGGAAATATTGGTACTGCTAGTTTTCCATTCAACATAGTTCATGCTAGAGCAACATCAGCAGAATATGCTGATATGGCTGAGCGTTTTCATGCAGATGCAGAATATGCCGCAGGAACAATTGTGGAACTAGGCGGTGTAAACGAAGTCACACTTTGCGTTGAAGAATTAAGTGAAAAAGTATTTGGTGTTGTGTCAACAAAGGCAGCCTACTTAATGAACGGCAGTGCTGGAACAAACGAAACACATCCACCAATTGCAATGACAGGAAGAGTTCCTGTTAACGTAATGGGATTTGTAACAAAAGGTGATAGACTAGTGAGTGCTGGAAATGGCGTAGCAAGGTCAGCAAACTTGGATGAGCTAACAAGTTTTAATGTAATTGGCCGTGCTCTAGAAAGCAAAACAGACGAAGGTCTTGGCAGTATAGAAGCGATTGTTAAGATAGCATAGTTACTATAAATACAAGCAGACACAAAAACCCAGCTATGGTGGAATCAACGACGTGGTGAAAACTAAGGTATAAACTGACTCGCAAGAGGACGCCGTAAACTATAGCGTAGAAATACTAATACAAAGGAAAAGATAAAGAAATGACATACTCATCAGGCAACACCATTGTAGACGACGACTACAATATTTTCGCTACAGGTAACGCCGCAGGTACAGGCGATCAATCAGTAGCCAATATTAACTCCATAATTGGACAAGGAAGTAACGAATTTGGATACGGGCAAGGAACTGAGATAACAGCAGTGGCTGCTGGCGCAGTTGTACAAGCAACAGACTGGGCTACCTTGTTAACAAGAAATACCACACTTGCAAACCACCAAGGAACAACAATTACATCAATTACAAATCCATCAACTGGTGATACGATTGCAGCATATGCGGCATTGAGTGCAAATGTCACTGCAACATTTAACGGAAAATTAAATGCTGCAGGTTCAGGATCAGATATCACACGTACTACTTCAACAACAACTAGTTGGAATACAAGTGCAGTACTGACACAAACAGTTACCTTTCCAAGTAGAGCTCAATTGAGATACTTTTTTAACGCAGGCGGAATGATTCGTTGTAGTTGGTCAAGGTCAGGTGGTACAACAAGTGATCAAAACACTTCATGGACTAACACACTTACTGCTGCTGGAACAATCGTTCTCACAAGTGATGGAGCATCAAAAACTATTGCAGGTACAAGCTACACAGGAATTACTAAACTTGGCGGATCAGGTACAAACCAAATATTATTAACATCAAATGGAATATATGATATATCTGCTACACCAACAATACAGTTTAAACAAATTCCACCAACAGGATATGGAGATAACGAAATTGAATATTATCTTTCAATTCCAACAGGTGGCACAGTGCTGACAGTGAAAACAGACTTGTCAGATGATTATACTCCACCAGATCCAGGATCACCAGATTTAGTTAATGGTACACTAACACAGACTTTGGTAGTACGACCACCAAGTACAACGCATTTAACCGCAAGTTGGGGAACACCAACAATAAGTTCAAACAGTTGGGTACAATCATAATCACAAACTAATTTACAAAACCCTAGTTTTTATTAACTAGGGTTTTTTTGTGACTAAGTAAAAATATGGACACAGAAAAACTCAGTAAAAAAATAAGAATTAGATTTGATCACCAACAGGCAAGAATTGTACTGCGTGAAACATATCAAGCCAAAATGCTTTTTGCACATAATGGCGGTATGTGGCGAGCTTCTCCAGAATTAATAATGTTGTGTACTGCATGCACAGGAGAAGTTGTGCTGGCAGATCACTACAACACTCCAGTAGAAGTTAATTCTGAAAAATTAAAAGAACTAGCAATGCAACTGTGGCAAGAACAGATGAATGCATGGCGAGCAGAATATAACGAAATTTCTAAAAACAGATGACAATTGGTGCTTTGCTTTTTGCGTTTGATAGCGAGATTAAGTATACAACGATGGCTATCGAATGTGCAAGAAGAATAAAACAATATTTAAATATTCCAGTTAGTCTAGTAACAGATGCCAAACTAGATGTTGATACCTTTGATCAACAAATCATTGTACAAAAACCTAGCAATAAAAACAGACATCGTGGCAGAACTTGGTATAACTTTGGAAGACACAATGCACTAGATTATACACCATATGCTAGGACATTACTCTTAGATACAGACTATATGGTTAACAGTAAAAACCTAGTGACCTTACTAGAATCAAATCAGCCTCTATTGGCACATAAAACTGTACAAAAAGTTTTTAAAGAAAAAACTTACATAGAAACATTCGGAACGAAAAATACTCAAATGTGGTGGGCCACAGTGCTTATATTTGACAAAGGTGATTTTTCTAAAGATGTTTTTGACGTATGGAAAATGGTTGAACAAAACTATTATCACTATGCAAATATATTTGGCTTTGACCCTCGAAAATTCAGAAACGATTATGCATTGACTATTGCATTATTATTGAGTAATGGAAATACTATTCCTACACAATGTAATATACCATGGCCACTTTTTAATGTTGATATAGATATAGATGTTAATTACGACGGCAGGTGGTGGTTAGAACATACGACCAGACGTATTTGCGTTAAGAATACTGATCTACATATTATGAATAAAACATTTATGGAGAATATGCATGCAGTATGAAGCCGAACGAGGATACCTAATAGTAGGAAGCGAAGACTACATTCAGTGTGCAGTTACTTTGGCAAAAAGTCTACGCTTTTGGCATCCTGATGTTAAAATATGTTTGCTGACTGACGTTGACTATAACAATCCTTTATTCGATTTTGTCAAACAATTTCCATACGGAAACACAGGTGGATGGACCACAGACTGGCAAGTGTTTCATGCAAGCCCATTTCATGAAACAGTCAAACTCGAAGCTGATATGGTAGTAAGTGGTCCTGTCGATCATTGGTGGAGCCTATATCAAAAAAAACCTGTTTGGATATCCACTGGTTGTAGAAACTATCATGGTAATACTTCAAACAAAAGGCACTATAGAAAAATTTTAGATAAAAATAAAT